AGAACAGAGAGTAGTCCATTTCTACTTCCAGAGATTTTAATACCGTGCGACGAACCACGCGAAAGTCGCAGTAGACCCAGTAGGACCATTGACCGTAAAACCAACACCAGCGGAAACCGTCACAGAGAGGGCAACAGTAGCGTTGATTGCCGCACCAGTCTGCGTCACCATCACGACGGAGGAGGCAGTGATAGCGGTGTTGGCGACTGCGAGTGTTCCAGCGGCGAGTGTCCCAGTGCCGCTTTGGAGGGCGGAGGGGTGGTTGAGAGGGGCGTTCGCGGCAATCTGGACAGCAGTCGCAGGAGGACCACCAGTGGAGGTGAAGGTGAGTGCGGCGATGTTAGACCCAGCACCAGAAGCATCCGTCATAGAGAGAACGGCAGTCCCAGCACCTTGCGAGATGCGGAGACCAGTGGGCGTCGCAGCGTCATCAAGAATGTTGACGGTAGCGGCGGAGGTCGTAATCTGGGCGGCGGTGATGGGAGGACCGCCAGAGGAAGTCACAGACAGCACTGGGATGGACGAACCAGCACCAGCACTGTCTACGAGCGAGAGGGAATACCCAGTCGCAGAGGAACTCTCCACTGCCGTAACAGTGCCGAGCGAGTTGAGGGAAATACGCTGGTCAGCGTTGACGCTTGTCGCGACCACCGAAACAAGTGGCGTAGGACCGAGCAGTTGGGAGGACATCGTGTATGTTCAGTATCTCTATTCTTTTGCGTCCAAATCTCACATTAGGCGTTCGTGGAGTTTCGCCTTCATCTGCCGACCACCAGTCGCACGACCGCCAGTCTGCCCCAGACCAACCGCAGACATTACATCTTGGACACCAGAAGGGAGCATCGGTTTGGCGGCGGAGGCGATGGGTTTGAGCATAGGAGCATACTCACGAACCTTTCCCAGAATGTTGCCGAGACGAGAGAGCACAGACTGACCACCGACCACGCGAGTGAGTTGAGAGCGAGTGCCCATAGGAGCAAGAGGAGCAGAGATGATGTCCGCCTCCGTGAGCACACCCTTGATGACGCGAGACGAACCCTTGATGCTCTCAAAGAACCCAGAGTTGACGGTCACGAGGTAGAGCGAGAGACCATTGAGTGCTCCGCCAGTCGTGTTGAGCACCGAGCAGTTGAACTGGAAGGTGAAGTTACCCACCAGCGACGGTGCTTGACCAGATTGGAGCACGATGTCTTGGGAGGGTTTGAGGACGAGGAAACCACCAACCGTCGCCGCTTGACCAGAACCCAAGTCTCCCACCGCAGTGGAGAGGGCGGAGAGTTTCGCTTGACCAGACCACGCGTCGTAGTCCATATCCAGACCGTTGCGGTAGGACATACCGTAGAGTTGCTCTGGCGTGTGGGACGAGAGGAGACCAGAGAAGTTATCAAAGTTGATGCTAATCTGGGTGATGGGGAGGTAGAAGTCCGCATCCGTAGAGGCATACGGACCGAATGTTCCAGCACCAGTCGTGTAGGAAGTGGGTTTGGCGTAGATAACCATTAGGTCTGGGATTTGCGGAAGAGTGATGGTCTGCGACTGGACTTGCGTCGCTGTCTGCCCAAGAGGGATGGCGGTGGAGAAGGACTGGTTGTAGATGAAACGAGGGAACTCCATATAGGGCACGACGGACTTGGGGGGCAGAGGGATGTCCAGCGAGGGCGTAAGGAACTGAACATTGACGCGAGAGTTGGTGAACGGAGACCCACCTTGATTGGTCGCGTTGTAGGCAACATTGCTGATGGTGCGACCAGCACGAGTGGTGCTGCGGAGCACACGACCAGCGGTCGCCGTCTGCGAGGGAGAGGTCATATTCATCACCAGTTGGATGTTCTGGATGCCGAAGAGACCAGTGTCTTGCTCGTGCGTGTCGCTGAACACGAAGGGCGAGAGCACAATCTTCTCCGTAGAGGTGAACTTGACGAAGATGTTGTAGGAGGTGAAGGGGTTCGGTCCAGCACCGTTGATGGTGATGACTGGAACACCGTTCACATAGTTAACATTCTTCGCACCGTCGGCGTATGTGCCGTTGCCCACGAGCACCGCACCAGTGCTGTCGGTGAACACCACATTCCAATACGCACCGTTGGGCACTGAACCGCTATCACACGCCGTAGAGTAGTCACCCAGAGGGTTGTTCACCGCACCGAAGGCACGGTCGTAGGACTTGTAGGTATCCAGATAGGTGGGGCAAGTCCGCTGGGCACGGTTCTTCTTGTAGTCGGCAAGACGGAGAACCTCGTAGAGCACATCACCAGTGTTCATCGTGGTCGTGGTGTCGTTGATGGTCGCCGTTAGCGTCTGCGTAAGGGAGTGGAGAGGGAAGGCAGCGAGGGCACAGTCGCGACCGAAGACCGCCACTGGTTGACCAATGAGGGTGGGGTCGGCGGCGACGCCGACTTGGAACTGAATAGCACAAGTGGAGGTCCACTCTACCGCACGGTCAATGAACACATTCTCACTGGGCACGGTGATGTTGTAGGTGTGCTGACTGCCGTTCGCGGCGATGGACTGGAACGGTGAGTTCGTGACGGAGAGAGCACCCTTCTCCACAGCATACTTGGGGCGAGACTGGACGATACGGTCGTCAAAAACCGCCAACTTCTCAATATCGGCAGACATCGTGTGTATGTTCAGTGTCTCTATTCTTTTGCGTCCAAATCTTCATTCTCACTGCCCACTCGCCTTCTTGCGAAACATCATCTTGATGGACACGGACGAAAGGTTGAACATCCGTAGGGGGTAGAGGTTGCCGTCCAGTCGTGCCTTCCAGAAGACTTGGATATCAATGTTGCGGAGTTCTTGGCGAGACGAGGTGAACGCCGCCATACGATACTCGGCGGACGGAACATACTCAATGAACCCACGATAGTTCGCGGCGTTGTCCAGAGGGAGTGCGATGTCCGTAACGATAGGTTGGAAGGCGTTCGTGCTCTGGTTGTTCGTGCCGTCGTTGCCGCTGCCGTAGACAATAGGAGCACCCACTTGCTCGGCGTAGACTGGGATGAGGGTGGAGGTGAACACGAGTGCCGTAATGGGAGACCAGAGGGACGAGGTGCTCTCGTAGTCTTGAACCTCTTGGTAGTAGGACTTTCCAGTGTATGCTGGGACGATAGGCGGTCCAGCGGTCATCGTCGGCGACTGCGAGTAGTAGATGTTCGTGCCGAGTTTGTTCTGGATGACGATTTGGTTGACTTGACCGTTCGCCTCGTTGCCCAGATAGATGTTGTTGAAGTTGGAGAAGAGACCGAACATATTGGTGTTGAACCAGATGCTCATCGCCTCCTCGTTACCAGCAGCACCAGTGCCGAAAGACCTCGCGTCCGCACCGCCGAACCCATAGGTGTCGCAGTTGAGGGTGAACAGATTGGTCGTAGGCGAGTAGATGATGGTAGGTGCTTCGGTGATGATGTTGGGGGCAGCACCAGCACCACCGTTTGCCGTCCAGAACGCTTGGAACTGCTCTTGGAGAGACAGCACTGGTTTGTAGGCGGAAAGGGGGTCGGCAGAGGTAAGCACGAGGTCAAAGGTCTGGTTCACAAGGTCCAACCAGTGCTGGTAGGTGTAGACATAGTAGTAGACACCGCGAATGTCTTGGTCATCCAGAGGAGGATTGGGAAGGGTTTGACCAGCGGCGGCGTATGCTGGGGCGGTCTCACTCGCATACTGGATGTAACGGTAAGCGTAACCGTTGAAGGTGAACGGATTGCCGCCGATGGTGACCTTCTTTTGAAGTTGGAGACCCACTGAATACGCGGTGAGGTTGATGTCTGGTTGTCCAACTTGGATAGACGGAATGAAGACTGGGAGGTCCTTGTTCGGTCCGTTCATCGTAAACCGAACGATAGAGAAGTAGAACTTGCTGATGTCGTTGATAAGAGCAGTGCTACGCGTCTCTTGGAAGCGGACAACTGGGTCAAGACCGATACCAATCTTTGAAAGTTGGTTATCGTTAATGATATCCGCATTGTAGTAGATGATGTCTGGGTCGCCCAGAGTGTCGTATTGCCCACTGAACTCAACGCTTGAACGGTAGGACATTGCTGTATGTTCACTGCCTCTATTATTTACCCAGCAAATCGTAGGTCTTGCGTGTGACGAACTCGTCTGGCGTCATCCCACTCTTCTTTATCATCTCCGCATACTTGGGGAGCGGTAGGTCTTTGAACAAGAGGCGGATGACGCAGTGGCGACCACAAGTAGCGACATCATCGTCCTTCGCTTGAAACTTGGTCTTGTTGTAGACGACTGGTAACCCCTTCTCGCGAAGAAGTTTGGAGAGGAGTGGGCGTTCTTGCTCCAACTCCATCCGTTTTCCCTTGCCGACCCAAGTCAGTTGCTTGTCCACTGGTTCGCCATAAGGGTCAAAGAACTCAATCTCATCTGGGCGGCGGATGAGGCACACCCAGTGCCCAGTGTTCGCGTTCTCGGTGAGGTAGAGCATCATCGCACGACCGTAAGGGTCAAAGATTTCGTCAATGTCCTTGACTTGTTTGAGATACGGATAGGTAAAGATGTGCGTATCTGGTTCAAGGATTTTGTTGATATCGTCATCTCCCAGTGGATATGCCTCCGCTTGTTCAAGTGTGGTCATTCTGTTGTTCTAATACTGGATTACTTTTGCTGTGGTTCATTGGGTTGTAGATGACGATTTTTTCCAGTCCGTTCGCCTCTTCTGGTTTGCTAATCTCGGTCTCCTTCGCAAACTTGGTCTTGAACTCGTCCAGAGCGAGTTGAGGGAGCAGTGGGGAAATCTCGGCAAGACGGTCGTATTGCTCTTTGGTGTTTTTGAGAAGGTCGTGGGGTGTGCTGCGTTCGTTGCGTGGGAGGTTCATCTCAATGTTGAGGAAGCGGTAGAGACGAGCATACTGAATAGACGCAATGCGGTGACCTTCTGCTCTCTTTGCCCATCCAAAATAGGTCGCGACCGTTTGGAGAACCGAGACCATCAGTGACCCTACACCCAGTCCTACACTCGCCATCGTCTCGTTCCCTTCAAACATAGAGGAAGACCCTACACTCATAAATCCCACAACCGAAGACAGCACAATCACTGGAAGGTCAATCCAAGTGCGGCGAGACGAGTAGAGCATCTCCGCTCGTTTGTGGAGGTAGGAAAGGCAGTGTGCCTTCTCACCAGTAGAGGCAAAATAGTCCTCTAACGCAGAAGACCACGAGACATTGGGTTGGATGTCGTCCATATACCTATAATGAGAAATCAGTGTAGGGGAATGTAGGGTGATGTAGGACAAATCGCAGACTTTGTTGGTTGGACAAACGAAAATCCCATATGCGAGAGAAAGTCTACGATTTACCCTACACTGCCCTACATCGCATCCTATCTCTTCTCATCATACCAAGAACTGAAAAAAATAGTGAGTAGAACCCAAATGTGCGACCATACCCCCCAACGCGTTCTGGTAGACAAGCAGTATTGGTGTCTCTGGTGTAACAAGTGTAAGACCTATTTGCGTGTCCCTCGTGGATTTCGCTTCGGTCGTCTGCCTCTTTGAGTGGAGAACCTCCCCACCGAAAGAAGTTGTGGATTTGTTGAGTAGATTGTAAGAAAAGGCATTTAAAGACAACGAACCTATTTTTATGCGATACGAAGGATGGACAGCGAGACCGCTGGGGTCACTGGAATGGTAGGAGGTCCAACCACTGCCGTATAGGTCGTTGCCGTCATCGCAGCGTCCGCAGACGAGAGGACAACGGACACCGCGTCACTGGGATTGAGGACAATGAAATCCTCGTGCCCCAGTTCAGTCTCTTGGGTCGCGTTGATGGTCACACGCGTCGCAGAGTTCGCGACATCGTTGCCGTTGACCTTGAAGTGTAGGATAGCAACTTGTGCCCCAGCAGTGACCGTGTCCAACTGAACCGTTGCCCTCACACGATACACACCAGTGTTGGCGGTCGCGGACAAGACCGCAGTGTTTCCCACGATTGAAAAGTGGTTGACGCCGCCTTGACTGGATACCGTTGAAATAGAGGTAAGAGGAAGCACAACTTGACCCCCACCTCCTACTGCCGTATTTCCAGTCGTTACGATGTCGCAATAGGTGGGGCGGAAGAGCACTTGGTTTCCAGTAGAGGTCGCTGGAACAAGGTGATTGAAGTTCAGTTGACCAGTTCCATCCACCCACAGACGACCGCTGCTTGTAGAGGCAACAGTCCCACTTCCACCGTTGCCGATGATAAGACCAGCAGACCCATTGACTGTTCCAATCGCGTTGACCACGACATCGCCTCCTTCCAGAGCGACGGTCTGCGGACCAAATCCTACCCATTCTGCTCCAATCTTGAAGAACCCATCACCCAAGTTGAAATACCCCTTCTTGTCTTGGTTCAGTGCTGGATTGGGGTCTTGCTTATACCAGTGGAACTCGGCGACGGTCACATTGTTGAGCGGAGATGCTGGGGGCAGAGGGTCAACGATGATGTTGATGGGAAGAGGATTGAGTTGAACCGTAGACGGAGAGTTGTAGGAGAGGATGGGCACGGAGGTAATGGGAACGGTATTGACTGCCGCACCGACTTGAAGCACGGAGGTTATACCAGTGTTCGTGTAGACAAGGGTAGGTTCTCCTTCTGGGGTATCCTCCACGCCCAGTGCCTCTCGCATAGAAGGGTCGTTCAACTGCGATAGGGACATCGTGTATATATTACTGCGAGAGGATTAACTGAACAGTTCTGTGATGGAGAGCACACCAGCAGTGCCGTTGATGGAGTAGTTATGCGTCCCACCGACTGCTTCAAGGATGACCGACCACTGACCCATAGCATCGCTCACCAGTTCCACTTGGTTGATAACAGTGAACGGATAGGAAGCGTAGGTCGTTCCATCTGGATAGATGAGGTCAAGATTGGGTTCAGCAAAGTTGTTCGCTGGATTTGCTGGACTTCCAGTAGACTGACCGCAACGGACATTAATCCTATCATACCCTACAAACGGTGCTGTCGGCGTAAGAATAAAGTTGAGGCACATCGTAAGGAGGAACTTCTTGTTGAGAGGAACGCGGTTCTGGATGGTATCATACCAGATGGTTGTTGGATACGCTGGAATAGTAGCGAAGGTATACGCACCAGTTGCCGCCGTGTTGTTGACGGTTGTCGTAGGAGGATAGGCAGAACCGTTGACGGTGGTCACAGTGAGGTCAACAACATCAACACTATTCGCAGTCACCGCATCAATCGCACCAACCTTCGCAGTGAGGGCAATCTGCCCACTCCCATTGGTGAACTGGGCGAACGGAAAGTTCGTCCCAGTGGATGCTTGTTGAAACCCAAACACAGTGGGGGTTATAACAGCATTGCGATAGTTATTATCAACCGTTGGGTCATTCACATAGACCGCACTCGCAGTAGCAGCACCAGTTCCATCCCTCCCAGTGAAAAACGCAACTCCTTGTTGGAGGTTTGGGCGTCCGTTCGCAATCGCCAATGAACCATTTCCACTTCCAATCACTGCTGGATTTGTGAGGTTGGTAGGCGTATCAGTCTCAATGCCGAGTGCCTCACGCATAGAGGGGTCATCCAGTTGAGAGATAGACATCGTGTATATTCAACCGCGAGGTTATTCGCGTGTTCATTCTTGATGGAGCACCTTCGCGTAGTGCTGCGACACGAGGTATTGCGGATAGTTCTTGCTGACCGAAATCCACCGTCCTAACTTGCGGAGTTCCTTGATTTGCTCTTGGTCCATACCAATGTGGGTCGCGAGGAGATATTTGAGGGCGTGGTAGGAGGTCGCTTGGGGATAGATGACGAAGTGGGTTGCCTCGTTGAGAAGGAGACGCGTCTTCTTGTAGTTGGTGATGTAGTGGGTCAAGCAGAGCATCGTAGTGTTCGTGTGCCGTCCTTGAATGGCGAGGTCATCAATCAGTGTCTGGACGGTCTTGCCCTCTGCTCCTTGAAAGGTGTCGTAGTCGTCAAAGATGACCATACAATCCTTGAACTCATCAATGCTGGGGTAGTCGTCCACAAGGGACTGGATGTTGATACGCTTGGGTTTGCCCACCTTCATCGTGTCCAGAGTGCTATCCTCTTGGAGTTTGGAGATGAGGTAAACATCGCGAGAAGGGAACAACTTCTTGTAACCCTCCGCGAGTTGCCGTGCGATGTAGGACTTACCAGACCCAGACGCACCAGCGATATACCACACCTCTCGCTTGGAAGGGTCTGGCGAGGGAATGAGTTGGAAGGTGCTATCGTCTGGGATACGGAGCGAGGTATCTTTGGACTGGTCGGTCTGGATGCGGCGGTAAAGGGTCTTGATTTGCTCTGTCTCACCGACCATCTTCTCTGGGGGGATGCCTTTGGCGATTGCCTCTTGGATACGGTTGAACACTTGAACACGGTGGGTCGGTTTCATTTCCTTCAACTCCTTTTCATACTTGTGGGCATCCACCTCCTTCTTGGGACGCTTTCCCTTCGTGCTGTCGTCCTCGTGGAGATACAAGATATCGCCGTCATCGTCACCGCCACGCACAATCGCAATGGGACGCGTCCCTTTGGGTGCTTCTTTTCCAAGAGAGAGGAAGGGCATTCTATATTCTCCCCAAAGAACTTAACTGAACTGATTTGTTAGGGCAGAAGTTGGGGCGGCGGCGGTAAAAGTTGATGTTTGGTGAGAAAGTCCGCAGAGTAGGAGGTAAGATACCCATAGAGTTGAGACCGCAGTTGACGAAGCAACCGTAGGAGTTGAGCGTGGTTCTGGACATAGAGGAGAGGATTGGACGCCTTCTTGATGACCTCTGTGATGACCTCTTCGTTGGCGAGATACTTGGGCAGCGTTACATTCGCAAGGCGGTTGCGGAACTGGTCAATCTCAAACTGAACCTTCTCTTTGGGGATAGACCCTTCGTTCTCCAAGAGGAACTCCAAAGTCCCAATGTCCCCATACACGACATAGATGCGTCCCAAGTCACCGTTGAACAACTGGGTCAAGACCGACAGCAGTGGATATGCCCCAGTCACTCGTGCGAGAGCGAACATCCGCTTCGCCATCTTGAAGTAGTCCTTCTCGTGATAGAGTTCATACACATTCTCCTTCAACCCCTCCACAATGTCTCGCATTGCTGGGTTCAGTGTCTTGCGTCCCTTGCGGAACTCATAGATACAACTGAAATCAGTGAACCGATTGCCTTGAACCCACGCCACCACATCCAGTTTGGTGATGGATGGGGTCTGGATTGCCTCGCCCAGAGTAAATCGCCGCCCATCGCGGAGGATTTTGAACCCACGCTTGACCTCTGCTGGTGTCCACCGCACGATGTGGTAACGGATGTCGCGTTGGATTTCCAAGAACTCCATAGGGGTGATGTTCGTCTTGACCTTGTCCATCGCAGTGTTGCGTTCCTCTCGTCCAATCACCCCTTGCTCAAACAGTGCCTCAATCTTGGTCTTGATTTTGGTAGGATTGTAACCAACAACCCTCCCTTGCTCAATATGGATTTCCTCTCCAATCACTTTCCATTCCTCCACACTTCCACATTTGATGTCTCCTACATAGGTATTGGTTCGGTCCATCAGCGAACGGATGATAGACTGGAACTTCTTGACGGTTGCCGCAATGCTTCGCACTGGGACAATCTCAAACGCGTCGTAGTCCCCAGCATACAGTTGTGACTTGAACGAACCGCTACCCAAAAGGTTCATATGAAGAAGGTTGGTAAAGGACATCCGTTGAAGGACATCCACAACATCAGTGGAGTAGTCGTCTGGGACTTTTCTCTTCACAAGGATGTTGGAGTTCATTGTATAGTAACTACTTGGATTTTCTGTGACTTCAAAGGAGGATGTAGTCAGTGTAGGGCAGTGTAGGGTAAATCGCAGAGTTTGGCGGTTGGTCAAGAGAATATCCCATATGCGAGAGAAAGTCTGCGATTTGTCTTACACTACCCTACATCGTCTCCTATGCGATTTCATTAGAAGAGTTGGGTCGGTTGGCGGCGGAGCAGACTGGTAAACCCATCCATCAGTCCAGACCCACGCACCTTGACCAGTTGACGAAACTGTTCCTTTGCTTGATGGATGGGATAGGTCACTGCTTGACTTGACCGTCCACGCAGAAGCATTGCCCCACCAGTCGCACGACCACCACGAAGACCACGCCCAGCAAGACGACCATCTCGCACAGCATTCTTGATGCGTTGGACAAGGGTCTGGCGGATGGACTTGGGAGTAGACGCAGCAGTAGGGCGGTATCCAGTTACATCCTCCCACTCTGCCGCGATTTGACGAACCGCAACCCCCACATTCTCTGCCTCACCGTCCGTCACACGACGGTTGATTTCCGCAGTAATCTGTGCTTGGGTGCGAGGGCGTTCATCTTCCTCTGGTGCTGCCGCCTCTTCTACCGCGACCTCACCACCTCCATCCTCGTCGTCTGCGAACTCATCTGCCGCCTCTTCCTCGTCCTCCACATTGTCCGCCGCGAAATCCTCTTCACTGGGAGGAAGGATAGACACTTGACGAGCAAGACCCAGTTCGCGAAGGATTGCCTTGACTGCGGTAATACGCTCTTGGAGAGGAAGGTTGATGATGGCGATTTGACCAAACTGTTCGCCAGTCGCTCGTCCATTCCGCACCACTGCGGTGAGTTCGCTTTGTCCACGAAGCAGAGTGCGGTCTGGAAGAGAGATGTCGCGTTCTTGCCCCAGATACTTGCTGATGACCGTGTCCCAAATCTTGAACACGCGGAGCATAAACTCGTAGACCGCCTCCCTCTTGTCCGCATCCTCTCCACGCAGAACTGCCCCAATCGCATCTCGCATATCCTCCATCATATCGTCAATGCGACGCTGGTAGTTCACAAGCACCCCCAAGTCATTGCTATCGTAGTAGGGAAGGAGACCCAGAAACTTGGTCACCCACTTGGAGAGTTCCGCCGCTTGACTGCGTTCCGCAACCCCAGCACCAAACTCTGCCTCAATCGCCTTGAACTCCAACGCATACTGGTCTTTGAGGGCATCCTTCTCGGTCAGTTCCTTCATCGCTGGGGGTGCTGCTTCAACTGGGGGGTCTTGCTCCATCGCACGAAGTTGCTCCGCACGAGCATCCAGTATCTTGCGGCGATACTGCTGTCCCTCTGGTGTCGTAAGAGCACCGATAGACCCAGCACCCATCAGTCGCGAAGGGAAGGTATCGCGTGTGTGGTTGATGCCGAACGGAACAGACGACATCAGTCCAGTCGGTGTAACACGGAAACGAGGGGTGCGGTCATAGAGGCGTTGTGCCGTGCGAGTAGACTGAACCTTCGCATTCGCCATCCGCCTCGCATCTGCCCCCCACCCATAGATGTCTGCTCCAATGTCGGCGTTCTGCCCACTCGGCATCCGCCCCACAAAATAGGCACTCCCCAAATCACGAAACTCATCCGCAACTGCTGGAAAAGAAAGTTGGGGATTGCCCATATACGCCGTCTTGTTATACGCCATTCGTTTGTATACTGGTAGTCAACATATTCGGTTAGTCAAATCTCACAATGACCGTTTCATTAGACACGACAATACCCATCAATCTGTCCTTCTTCTTGGTGTATTTGCGTTTGGGACGAACGAACTTTTGCTCACCCTTTGCGTTAGGAGGAGGTGGCGGAGGCGTCGCCTTTGGTTCATTCTTTGTATCATCCATCTCTGTATCACCGCTCTATTTTTTTCGTTAAGCAGAACCGTGCTGCTTGATATACTTGGACGCCTCGCCCAGCGTCATCCCACGCTCCTTCATCAGTCTGGACACCATCGCACCACGAGCACGACGAGCATCGTTCGGTCCAGCAGATGCCCTCTTGCGACGACGACCCCCCACCGCGTCTACCTCATCCTCACTCTCGCTATCCATCCCACCCATCCCCAGACCCAGTGCGGAGAGACCAGCAGCACCAGCAGCACCGTAAGGTCCAGCAAGAGACAGAAGCGGTTTCGCGATGGAGGCGACTGGGCGGATAACACTCATAAAACCCCTCTGGAAGTCATCAAAGAACCCAGCACCCTTGATGTCCCTCATCATCTTGGCGTGTGTGCGACCGAGAGGTTTGCCTCCACCGACAGCACGAGCAAGTCCCTTCAACTGACGCTCCGTAAACATCCCACCAGACACGGAAGGAGCACCCCCAGTCATATCATCCTTCGTGTTACACATACGACCCCCAGCGAGTTGAGGGCGACCGCCAGTTACACCCATTCCCATCATCTCGCCGCCAGTCATCGCACCACCACGCATATGGGCGTGGGAGGCGTTTTGAAGTCTACGATACTCTTGTGCCGTTGTTCCACGACCAGTAATCGCTCGTTCCTCCGCCAGTTGACCCTTGATTTCGTGAACCATAGGGTCGCGAAGTCCCATATTGTATTGGTCCGTTCCACGACCCCCAACGGCACGACGCTTCGGCATATCCATATCAGCGTAAGACGGCATTTGTATATTGGAACGCCACATTTAATCCTCGCCCATTTGTGATTGTGCCCAGAACAAATCACGCGTGTGAGTATACACGATGTCCTTTGAATACGACGAGGCAGCGGACTTGATGGGGGAAGGTATGCCGAAGGGCAACAAGAGTGCTGGATTTATTGGACTGATGGTTGCGAAGGCACGGCGTCCTCGTGGTCTTCAACGCGGACCGACCAGTTACGACCCCAACGCCAGACCGAAGAACACCCCAGCGAACTTTGACCTTACCGCTATCAACACTCCGTCCAAAGACCTTCAACGCCGTTTTGGTGACCGTCGCATCGCGAAGGAGAAGGTGGGTCGCAAGAAGTTGAGTGTGGTAGAAAAGTCGGCAAAGGGTCGGTTCACAAAGGAGGAACGCGATGAACTGAAACGCCTTGCGGAAGGAGGCAACCAAGCAGCAAAGGACAAGTTGGAGGCAATCCAAGCAGCAGAACGAGCACGAAAGGGAAAGCAACTGGGCAAGGAAGTCAAGAAGCGTCAACCGAAGAAGGAGAAGAAGACCCAAGCAGACGAGTTTGCCGAAGCACAGCGGAGACAAGCAGCGGCAGTGGAGGAGGTTGCTGGGGCAGATGGGCAGTATGACGAGGACAAGGACGAGGAGGAGAAGTTACGCGACCTTGAACTCATCAACCGTAGTCAAAGGGCAAAGGGGAAGAAGGAGATTTCCCAGAAGGACTGGTTGGGTGTGCGTCGGTATGACCCCAGCGACAAGCACGACATTCTTGCCCAAGCGGTTCGGTGGGCACGAGAGGAGGTTGCCCAGACGGTGACTGTTCCAGTGATTGCGGCAGACCGCGACCCCAACGAACGCACTCGTGTGAACCGTTACCGCGACCTCATTGGACAACGCGAGTTTGATGTGGGTGCGTGGGCACGACTGGGTGACGCAGAAAAGGACGAACTTGTAGAACTTGCTGGTGCGGTTGGATTTGGGCGGAAGAAGGGTGGTGCTCTGGAAAAGCGGTCGTTTGAAACGGACGAGCAGTTCAAGGCACGGACGGAACGGTCTGCGGCACAAGAACAGAAGATGGCGGCGTTGCCGACGGTCTCCTATGCCGAATACTTTGCCCCCAACAGCGTCGCGTCCAGACAAATCAAGAACTCACCAGCACAGATGAAGGTGGATAAGGTTGGACAAGCGATTTCCACTCTTGCCTACTACAAAGACCCCAAGACGAAGGCATCCTTTGAGGCGGCGAAGAAGAAGATTGATGACCCCTTTGGTAAGATTGTGCGTGGGTTGAAGTCGGTCGCGGATGTAGCGTTGGCGATTTCCAATATCGTCCCCTTGAACCTCGCTGGAAAGGCGATTGCCTCCATCTACAAGAACTTTGCCTCTGGGGAAATAGAGAAGGACTTTGCGAAGAGCGATGCGTTCAAGGCGAAGTATGAAGGCAAGAAGGCGGAGATGGACAAGTATCTCGCCAACGAGAAGCAACTTCTGGAAGCATATGCGACAGCAAAGAAGGAGTTGGAGGAATACAAGTTATCGCAATACAAGGCGTATGTGGAGAAGAAGGGCGTCAAGGGTGGACGCAAACCCACCGACACCCAGTTCCTCCAACTCGTCAAGACT